AAACAATATCAAAACCAAGGACTTGATTTTCCTGATTTGATTGCTGAAGGTAATTTAGGTTTAATGAAGGCGATTAAAAATTTTGATTGGAGTAAAGACCTTAGATTTATATCTTATGCGGTGTGGTGGGTAAAACAATCAATTTTACAATCTTTGAACGACAACGCAAGAACTATTCGTCTACCAGTAAATGTTGTGCAAGATTTATATAAGGCGAAGAAAGAATCTGAACTGACAGGGAAAGAATTAGAAAATAGATTCCAAACATTACCATCAATGTCTAATTTAGATGATACTATTAATGAAGATGGGGATACACTTGTAGACATTATTAAAAATGATGACGCATTATCTCCTGACCATAGTTTTAATAGTAAGGATATTTTAAAAAATAAATTAAAAAATCTTCTTGATAATTTAGACGAAAGAGAAAGAGCGATAATTGAAGATTATTATGGATTGTCTGGTAGTCCAAGAACATTAGAGGATATTGGTGAAGATTTTAATCTTACTAAAGAGAGAGTGCGACAGATAAAGGAGAAAAGTTTAAGAAAATTAAGAAACGAAAGTTCGATATTATTCGACTATATGTAAAAATAAAAAAAACCTTCTATTTATTATCGTAGAAGGTTTTTTACTTTTATGGAAAAATATTATGAAAAAAATTATTGAATTTGCTAAAAAGTATAAGATACACATTTTAGTGTCTTTATTGGTTATTTTATTTTTCCGTTCATGTTCCAAGTCAAGTGAAGTTAGAAAATTAGAAAAGGTCAACACCAAAACTACTGAAGTTATTGATAGTTTAACTACCCTTATAAAAGGTCAGAAAGACACTATTAATAATATTTCTGAAGTTATTAGAGTTGAAAAAATTAAAATTCATACCGAATATGATAACTACATTTCCTCTAAAAATAGAGGAGAACAATTGATGGAATTACATAAAATTGTTAAACAAAATCTTAAAAACTTAGAAAAATGAAAAAAATTTGGGAATGGATTAAATTAAATCCAAATAGAACCATGTTTTTAGTCCCAATACTTTTAGTTGCAGGAATTTCTATTTCACACGTAGTCTCGTGGTATAATCTGTCTAACCCAATTAGTTGGGCGATTTATTTGTCGATAGCGATAGAAGTTGGTGCGATGACCGCTTTGGTTGCTGCGACTAATAGAATTAAAGGCGGGGTTTGGATTATGTTTGGATTAGTAACTTTCATACAAATGATTGGTAATATATTCTTTTCATATAAGGAAATTGATTCTAATGGAGAGCTCTTCAAAGCTTGGGTAGAATTAACTGAACCTGTTTGGGAGTTTTTAGGTTCAGATACTACAGATATCATAGCATTAAAAAGATGGTTGGCGTTTTTAGAAGGAGGATTATTACCAATAATATCATTAACATCATTACATTTTTTCATAAAGTATGAAGATAACAAAAATGAGGTTGAACCAAAAACTGAAGAAAAAATAATTGAAGGGGATGTTATTAAAGAAACCCCTATTGAAGTTGTGGTTGAAAAAAAGGTACCGGTTGAAGTTATTAAAGAAGTTTTGGTAGAAAAAAAGGTGCCGGTTGATGTTATTAAAGAAGTTTTGGTAGAAAAAGAAGTACCGGTTGAAAAAATAGTTGAAGTTCCTGTAAAATATTTTGTGAATGATGAGGGGGAGATATATGATGAAAATGGTCATCATATCAATCCTGAGACAATAACTACAACAACGGTTGATGATGGTGTCCGAAGACTTACATATACAAAACCGAGTTAAATAAATTTAATTTAATTTGCATGTATAGTGGAAATAGAAAAATTCGGAAATTTAAAATCTATCGGTAAACACAAGAAAAAGACCCAAATAATTCTTGTACATACATCAAGGAATCATCAAGATTACCTTAAATCATTAATTTATCGTTTTAACGGTAAAAATCCTAAATTACCTCATTATTTAATAAATAGAGAAGGTAAAACATATCAAATTTTATCTAACAATGAGTATTCCAAATACTTTTCTGATGAAAATCTTAACAAATATTCTATTATCATATGTTTAGAAAATTTGGGTTGGTTAGAAAAAGAACCTTTAAGTAACCAGTATGTTAACTGGATTGGCGATATTTATAATGGAGTTGTTTATGAAAAAAAATGGCGTGATTACTTTTTTTGGCAACCTTACACTGAAGAACAAATAAATTCTGCGGTAGAGTTAACCAAAAAAATATTTGAAGGAACTTCAATAAAAAAATCAGTCATTGGTCATAACACTAAAATAAATGGTATAGAAAAATTTGAAGGAGTGGTAACCAGAAGTAATTATGATTCAGAATCAACTGATGTTAATCCCTCGTTCGATTTCGAAATATTTTTAAAAAAAATTGAAAATGAATAACAAACACGATGAAATAAAAAAATTGTTAAAGGCATCTAGAAATATGTTGTCTAACACTCAATTAAATGAGGAAGAAAACAGAATTAAAGGTCGTTATGGAATTATAACAGAACAGGGTAGTAATTTGACCTCGGGTGACGTTACAGATAAAATAAATGTGACAAAATCTGTTGAAGATACCATTGAAGATGAAACGGAAACAAAAGAAGATAAAAAACAAGCATATAGAATATCTGGTGGTATTTTAGTTTTACATGGTAAAGATAATGTTGATTTGCAGTTAACAACTGATGAAAAAATTGCATTTCAAGAAACTATGGATGAGTTTGTTCAGGGTGTTTCTAGTTTAGTGGATTTTAACAAATTGAACGTGTATAAGAACAATGTTGAATGGTCAGGAAAGATTATTGATTTTGACCTTGAATTCTTCTTTTCAATTGGAGAGGAAAATGGAATCTATATAAATGGTGAAATGATAAGAACTGATGAGAAATTCTTAGAAGTAATAACTAAACTTAAAAGTTTTTATGAGAAATTCAAAACTAAATGGGCTAATGTTTTAGCTAATAGAAAAAAAACAGTAAAAGACTAAAATATGTTTAAAGAATTTATAACCAAATTAGATTTAAAATCAATTATGATATTGGTTTTATTTGTTTTGTGTGGTATTTTCTTCACCAAAATGATGTTAAGTGGGGAATCACATAAAAAAGAAAGAAAAACTCTATTAGAGGAAAATAAAAAAATTGAAAAACAAAAACAACTTCTAAAAAAAGATTTTTTGTTACTCCAACAAAATTATGAGAAAGATTCGTTAGAAATTGTTCAGTTAAATAATCAATTAAATAAAATTAACCAAGACATATTAAAAAAAGATGTTGAATTAAGAAAGGCTAAAAATGAACTTGTTAATTTTAAATCAAGTTTTGAAAAAACAAAAAAGGAAATTGAAGAACTTGAAAAAAATCCAATTAAACGAACTGGAAGTGAACTTTTAGAATCAATTAAAGAAAAAACTAAATAATGAGAAATATTTTAATAACTACAATTTTTTGCTTAACGTATATGTTTGGATATTCCCAAATTTCATTTGTTAAGGAAAACTTACCTGAATACTTAGTTCAAAATGGAGATACCATTGGAATAGTATTAACAATAGAACAAGTTCAAAAACTCGACAATAATAGTGAATTATTAACAGCATTTAAAAAATTATCTTTAAAGTGTGATAGTTTAGATGCGTATTACGTTCAAGTTATTAATAAATCAAATGAAAAAATCGCATTATTGGAAGTTAAAGTAAAAAACTTGACAGACCAAAATCAAAAAAAGGATGACATGATATTAACATTGAAAGGTCAAGTATTAAATAAAGAAATGCAATTAACTTTATGTGAGAAACAAAGAAGTAATGATTCAATTATTATTATCGGATTGAAAAAAGATTTATTTAAAAGTAAAGTTAAGAATGTTGCGGGATGGACTACAACTGGTGTAACAGCGGCAGTTGCAATTTTTCTTGGAATATTTTTCGGAACAAGATAATTATAGATATGGCACTGACATCATCTGAGAAGAAAGAAATTGAAACTATGATTAGAAAAGAAATCAAGGATTTCTTAGGTTCTAATACTATGAAACAACATGAAGACAAAATGTTGGAATTAATCGCAAAAGAAATAAAGAGGGGTAAGTTAGAAGGTGATATCAAAGACATTGTAATAAAAATATTCAGAGAGTTCTATCAATTTATGTGGACTCAAAGAGGATATTGGGAACCAAGATTAAAAAACGCATAATATGATTAAGGAACAGTTAGGTTCGGCATTATCTCCGACTAATATTAGGAATAAGACAATGGAATTAGCTGTTACAGATTCTGCATTACAAGGAACAAATACAGGTGATGCGGTAAGAGCGGCGATGGATATGACCAGAGATTTGGGTGAAGAAAATATAATCAAAAGACCAATAAAGAAGAGTAATATTAAAAAATTGGTTGGAAAAACTAAAATGAAACTACCTATAGGTAAAATTTTTACTATGAGTAAGATATCTGAAAACAAATTATTTGACATTTCTAAAAAAGAAATGGATGAACTTATAAATGAAAAATGGTCTCAAAAATACAAAGATAGTATTGATTGTAAAAATCCAAAAGGGTTTAGTCAACGAGCTCATTGCCAAGGAAAAAAGAAAAAAGTTTCTGAAGAGAAACTACAGGGTGGAAAAGCTGATAATAAAACTTTTGAAGATTTAGTTAAGAAAAATTTAAAAAACAACAAATCTTATGATGATATTGAGAGTATGTTAAAAAAACAACTTAACAAAGGTGTGAAAGTTGAAATGGAACATACTAATGATAAGAAAAAGGCTAACGAAATTGCCATAGACCATTTGTTTGAAGACCCAAAGTATTATGATAAATTGGAAAAAATAGAATCAAAAGAATCGACTGGTAGTGGTTCTGCTGGAGGGTTTGTTGGTCCTGTCGGATTCAATCCTAAAAGTAAATTCGTTAAGGATTCATTTAAGGAAACTCCAAAAAAAGTTGAATCTAATGAAGCAACAGGTTCAGGTTCTGCAGGTTCTTATGTAACACCAGCAGCATGGGCTAAAACTATGAATAAAGGTGATTGGAGAGGTAAATCAAAAACTCAAATACCTGGAGGTCAATTCGTTCAAGTAAAAAAGAAATGTAAAAAATTCCCATACTGTAATCAAGGTGATATAAAAGCTTTGAATTTGTCGGAAACCATTAAAAAAATAAGTTTGAAATATGGTATAAGTGAAAATGTTGTCAGAGATATATTAAAATTAGAGTTTGGTAATAATTCAACTAACAAACAAAAATAAATAGATATTTATAATAAAAAAAAGAAAATGAAAAAAATAAATAGTACTTATGTTGACAGTCTTATCTCAAAGGTTTTAAATGAAACTTTGGAAGAAAAAGCGGATAAATTAGTTTCTAAACTTAAAGGTGACATAAAAGAATTAGGTGGTATGGATGATTCTCATCCAACTTTTGGTAAGTTAAATTTTGCCAATATGACAGATGAGGAGATTGAAGATTTAATGAAAAAAACTTTACCATCAGGATTTGATAAAGAAAAAGATGAAGAAGAAACTGAAGAAATGACTGAAGGAATGGACGGAGAATGTTCAGAGTGTGGTGGAATGATGAGAGAAGGTGAATGTTCAGAATGTGGATATAATAATGAAAGTATCTATCATAGAAGTGAAGATGATTTACCTCCAACTATTGAAGATGTTGAGGAAGATATCTATAATGTTTCTAAAGGATTTCCTAAAACAAAATCAGGAAAACCCGCAACACAAGAATTTGATTATGTTGGTGAAGAAATGAGTGAAGAATCTGAAGAAGATATGGAAAATGATGAATTTTGTAAGTATCAATTAGATAATTTCGGGCCGGATGATGAAAGATTCAAAGAAAAGTGTAAAACTATGTCTGAGTCTTTAAAAGGTGGTCAGAAAAAACTTGACAAGAATAAAAATGGTAAAATAGATGCTGAAGATTTTAAATTATTAAGAAAAAATAAGAAAAAAGGTGGAGAAACGGATGAACAATGGCAAGCTTTAGCTGCGGATATGGCGGTTGCTGCGGCACCCGCGGTTGCTACTTGGGCTTTAGATAAAGCGTTTGGTGAAAGTAATGAAAGTAAGAAAAAATTTCCAGATTTAAGTGGTGATGGTAAAGTAACACGTAAAGATGTTCTATTAGGACGTGGTGTAAAATTAAAAGATAAAGGAAAGGGTAAAGTTAGTGAATCTTTAACTATGACCGAAGATGAATTGGTTGATTTAATTGAGAAAATTATCAAAGAACAAAAAGCTGGTTTGAAAACCATTGGAAAACCAAAAGGTTTAACTAAGTACGAACAAGTACACAAAGCTGATGGTAAAGAAAACCAAGAGTATTTGAAATCAGTTGCTAAAAAAATGAAAGAATATTTGAAAGATGGTTCTAAAGGTGAATATGAAACAAATCCAAAACATTTTCCAAAAGGTAATGGTGAGTTAGGTGAAATGAAAAAGAAGGCATATAAAGCATCTGATGCGGTTAAAGACTATGTTGATAATTTCACTGCGGCTGGTTTAGAGAACCTTAACTACGATGAAATTGAACCAAATGAAGATTGGGTATCAGACAATGTTAAAGGTTCATCAAGAACAGGTAACAATCAAAAATGGGGAAACGCTGTTGAGACAGATGTTAATAAGAAAAGAGATGAAATAAGAAAGAAGAACTTATTAGGTCAAATTAAGAAAAAAGCTTATAACAAAGCTACTCAACCAATATCAAGAGATAAAGCTGGTGAAAATGAAGGTGATAAAATCATGGCTAAATTAGAATCAGTTGAACCTAAAACTGAAAAAAAATTAAATGAAGAATTTAACAAAATGAAACATTTAATTACTTACAATCAGAAGACACAATAATTCACATTTTAATTATCGTTATTATATTTTCTCCATAAGCAAAACTTATGGAGAATTTTTTTGATTATATATCAAAACCAATGAAACCTGATGACGTAGATATTTGGTTAAGGGTTAATAATATCGTACCTGAAAAATTAGAACTATTTTCTGATTTCGCACACTCACTTAATATCATTATTATTGAAACATATTTGGGTGAACCACCACCTTCAAATGAAACAAAAATAACCATTACAGATGAAGATAATGACAAACATTTTGAATGGTGTTGGAACAAAATCGTAATAGGATTTTCAAAAGAAAATATAATATTTGAATCCAAAGGAGACCATTATGATTATTTTAAGACTTTTTTTGATGATATTTTTTATAATCAAAAAGAAGAGAAAGTTAGGAAATCAATTGGTCATTTTTTTAATGATTTGTTTGATATGAAAAAATCATTCACAAAATCAGATTTGGATATGATTGTTACAATATATAAGTTACTTGAAAAGAATATGAAAAAGTAAAAAAATCCTCATTATTATTTACAATAGGGGAAAAAACCCTAAGTTTTGTATAATAAATAAACTAAAAAAAACGAAAAATGGAAACATTAGAAAAAATCAAAGCGTTGACTGAAGAACTATCTACCGAAACAACAAAGTTCTTTCAGAAAGGTAATAAAAGTGCCGGAACAAGAGCGAGACAAGTATCTCAACAATTAAAAGCATTGTTACAAACCTTACGTGAAGAAATCTTAGAAGAAAGAAAGAAAACTGATAATGAATAATATTGAAAGTATTTTTTTATTTATATTTATATTTTCACTTTTGAACATTATCAGAGTGGTAGTTTCATTTATAAGTGCCCTATACCAAACAACCCCACAAAGGTTTATGTTAGATGATAGGGCACTTATAATCTTAGGATTATCCATATCCTACGCAATAACCTATATTATTAAATCTTAAACATGAGTTTATATAAAGAATTTTCAGAATTATTACCATATCTACAATCGGTTAGAAAACTAAAAAACTATTTGAGTTTTGATGTACATATCCCAAACACTTGGAAATTACCAAAACGTTTTGTAGAAGAAGATAAGGTTATGGAACAAGAATCTTCCGAACCTAATCAAAGACTTATTTCATTTGTAACCCAGATTACTGAAGAGGGGGTTGAAAAAACTTCAATAAATATTAGAGGTATTATCAAGTACAATTTAGAAAGAGAAGAAAAAGAAAGACTATTTGATGATAAAGTTAAAGAACTTAAAGATATGTTTGAAAAACAGAATCTACAAAGTCTACAATCATTAAAATTTCAAATAAAACCTAGTAAAATTACCTTAGAAGATGGAGAAGAATCAAAAACTCCTAAAGTGGTTGGAGAATGAACAACTGAAGGATAAGAATGAATTAGATATTGAAAAACGAAATCTTATTAATCAATTAAAAAGATTAAAAAAAGAAGACGTTTTACCTGAAAAACCAAAAAATTTAACATTATGGCAGAGAATAAAGAAAGTATTGATGGGATAATTGAAAAGTTAGCATTGATAACTGACGCTTCACAAAGTTTATTCACTGATGGTAAAATGGTTATTGTTTTTGAACTTAAATTAAAGGATTTTAAGAGGGTTCAAAATAATTTCAGACAAATAGACCACGGACACAAACAATTCAAAATTGACATATCTGGAACAGAATTCATCTTTATTTTGGATGAGTTGTTGAAAGACGAAAAAGATACTTCTTCGGAAACCCCTTAGTAATTAATATTTCATAAAGATATTTTCTTTGAGCGGTTGAAATATCTTTCACAAAAATACAATCCATTCTTTTTTCTTTTATAAATAACTCTGAAAGGGTATCGATAAACCTTTCGGAGTCTTCATTATTTTTAAATGTAAATAAATTAAATGAATCGTCATTTTGAAGGACAATTTTATTATTAAGTTTAGATAACATCTTCAAACCATCTTTAGATAGATACTTTTTTATAAATGTTTTGGTGTTAATTTTTTTCTTTGTTTCATAATCCAAAAACTCTTCTTCAATTCTATACTTACAAATTCTTGATATTTTAAACTCGGTATTCTCCAATTCAATCTTAACCTGTCTCCCAAACTCATCACGAATAAACATAGGTTGAGAAGGACCATAATTAACCTCAACAATACCCAATTCATAATCACAAAGTGAACCATTTTCAAACTTCATTTCAAAAATTACCTGTTCACTCTCACCTGATAAGGTATTAAAAAGTTTTAATGCCCGTTTTTCGGTGATAAATTTATTGATTATTTTCTTTTTTTCCTTATTCTTGAATAGAATTATTCTGTAATTATATTCTAACATATTCATAAATTACAACATAAATGTAAAATTGTAAATGAACACTGAAAATTTATATGATGCCCTTGGAGTTTCAGAAACCGCAACCCAAGATGAAATAAAGAAGGCTTACCGAAAATTGGTGATTGAACATCATCCTGATAAGGGTGGAGATGAAAGTAAATTTAAAAAAATCGCTCATTCTTATGATACTTTAGGTGACCCCAATAAACGAGCACAATATGACAACCAAAGAAAGAATCCATTTGGAAACCAAAACGGAGGGTTTAACCCATTTGAAGACTTCTTTAATGGTGGTGGATTCTATAATCAAAGAAAAAGAAGTGCTCCTGAAAAAGTAATTGACCTTACAATTGGTGTGATTGAATCATATAAATCTGTTAACAAAACTATAACATATAGAAGAAATATTGAATGTAATACTTGTCATGGTAGTGGTGGAGATAGAAAAACATGTGATACTTGTAAAGGTGAAGGATTCTCAACAGTAAGAGTTGGAACTGGAATGTTTGTACAACTTATGAGACAAGTATGTAATACATGTAGAGGAAATGGTTATGTGTTAACAAAAAAATGTACAACCTGTGATGGAAATACCACAAAAAATGTTACAGAAACAATCGATATCAAATTACCACATGGAGTTGATGAAGGTCAATTCTATAGACTTGAAGGAAAAGGTGATTTCTCAAAAGGTATGTATGGTGATTTAATACTAAGAATTAAAATAGCTCCACAAGATAACTTCGAGAAATTAAATAATGATTTAGTGTATAACGCTTATCTAGGTTTTGATGACCTTCAAAAAGATTCATTGGAAATACCACATCCATCAGGAACAGTTTCCGTTAAATTACCAAAAGAATTTGATTCCTCAAAACCACTTAGAGTTAAAGGAAAAGGATTTAGTACCAACGGAGTTGGGGATATGTTTATTAAACTTATTGTTAAGTTCAATAGGAATTAAAATAGCTGTTTAAACAGTTGAATAGTTCCGTATATTGAAGAAAATAGAATATAGAAGGACACAACAACATAAACCCATTGATGTGATGATAACCCATTGTTCTTACATTTTGAACAACCTTCAGTTTCTTTTAATATTGTGTTTTTGTCAAATTCTTTCATAGTGTTAAAATTTATAATAATACACAAATTTACCATTAATTTCTTCAAAAGTAAAGTCGGACATGTCAGATTCAATAATTTGGGTATCACCTGATGTATCAACAACAATCATATTATGTTTTAGTGTATTGAACAATTTACCTGGGTGTCTTATCGATGTATTTAAAGTCAAAACCAATTCATTATTTTTTGTTCTATTCAACCAAAAGTGATAATCAAAATTATCGATATTATCCCTAATAATTAGTGCACATTCCTTCATTTTTGGGTCGGGATTACATCTATCCAATATTTTGTTTGATTGATTGAATACAACATCTTTAATCTCATCTAAAGAGTTAACCACCTCGTCATTAAAAATCCTTTGGAATCCAAGTTTACCCTGATTATCCTGAGAATGTTTATTATAAACAACTTTAACCTTTTGACCCGAAGATGAAATATATTTCTTCAATAGGGTCGAAAATTGTTCAACAATGATGTATTTTAGAGTTTCGACTAGTTTCATTGTAGATAAATATCTTTATAATTGAAACTATTATGGTTTAATATTATTGTTTTGGTGTATACTCCCTCAATTTGTCGGTATCTTCCAACAGGTATGGTGTTGGATAAAAGAGACCCAAAGGTGTATACTCACTCAATTTGTCGGTCTCTTCCAACTTATCCATCAATTTTACTGCTCGAGGTTGAGGTGTATACTCCCTCAATTTGTCGGTCTCTTCCAACCTTGGCAAAGTTCTATCAAAACGCCATTCGGGTGTATACTCCCTCAATTTGTCGGTCTCTTCCAACAAGGTCCTTTCAATCCCTCTGCAAGTGGCAGGTGTATACTCCCTCAATTTGTCGGTCTCTTCCAACCATATATTCATAATTGATTGAATTTCAGTGTACTCCATACCAAAAAATGACTCAAAAAATGACCAAATTTGATTATAATCAATCCAAAATTTCTTATTTTTTAAATCTTGGTTAATTACAAAAATATCACCTTTTTTATAAAATATAGAATTTGGATAATAATCATGTTTGTACATTTTCATTTTATCCAAGTTAAAATTATCATTTAACCACTTTAACTTAATTTTTGTTAATTTATCCATATATTAATTTTTATATAAAATATCAAACCCCCCAATTAAGGAGGGTTTGACTTTCACCGACACGGTTGAGGTATTTCTACCCGAATCGAAACTCCCGATTCTTGGAGGTTGGGTTTTCTTCCCCAGGATTTCCCGACATTCCTTTTCACCATTAAGGTTGAGGTGTTTCTACCCGAATCGATACCCCCGATTCTTGGAGGTTGGGTTTAAGGATTTCCCAACATTCCCGTTTGATGATACAAAGATAAGCCAATTTTTTGAATTTACAAAACATTTATCAAAAAAAAATTTAGTCAGGACAGGATTCGAACCTGTTCCACGGCAAGTGATTGGTACTGACCTTTCGGTTACTCCCATTTCCGCCCGCTACCATTACGGCACCTGACTAATGATTATTCATCAAAATCGTAATTCAGTTGTATAAACTCTTCAAAATATAGTTCATATTCTTCACAAATATCTTTAATTTGATTTATTTTTGTTGATATTTTGGCAATAGCTTGATTTAATTTTTTAACATGTTCTACTAGATTATCAATTTCACCTTCTATTGAATCACAATGTTCACATTCATTATTCCAATCTTGGTGGAAAAATGAATCACCATAATTATCAATTTTAGAAAATAACTGCAATACAACATGATTATCTTTTTCATCATCAAGGTTATATTCTACTTGAATGAATCCTGATGTTGATGATATGAATAGTTCATAAAAACATCCTTTTGAATCTGAATCTTCAATATTATATCTTATTTTTAATTCTTTAAGATAGTTTTCAATTATTTCCCTAACATTGTCTTTTGTCATTTCCATATTATTCTGATTTAAAATCACGTTCAATTTTCTCTCTAATTGATTGTACTATAAATTCACCTACTTCATTTTGAAATTTCTCTGCTTCTTTTTGAGTATTAAATTCATTTTGTAATCTACCCCAACCTCTAATATCGGCAACTAATTGATTTCCGCCATCTTGTTCTTTATTCCAGATGTGTGTACCATATTCATCATAGTAAACATCTGATAGCCATTTTTCTATTGTCATATTATTCTGATTTAAAGGTTAATTCTTCACCTGTTAATGCAAAGTATAGGTTTTGTAGTTGGTGAACATACATAATATCTACCATTGAAAATGCTCTTAAATCATCAAAAGAATTATCTAAAATTGAATATTTTCCATCTTTTTTTCTAACATCAATTTGTAAATAATAATCATGATTTGGGTCAGTATATGTAATATAATCATTATCACCTTTATCTATATTCTTAAACCCAAATTTATATAACCAATCTTCTGTTAATAAAATACCTTCTATGTTTTCAATAAGTCCAAAATCTCCGCATCTAAATCCAACTTCTTCTTTACAAATTGAAGCGACCAAAGCTATCTCTTGATGGTCATCTCCATCCCAGTTCACCCAATTCCCAATTCTTAACTCATTTGCTGTCATCTTATTTCTTTTTAAATTGTTCAAACCATTGTTTTGTAGTATCACCTAAATTAGGAGTTTTACCTGAAGATAAATCTATACGATATTTTTGTAAAAATACAATTACTTCTTCCTCACTATACATTCTTTCAGCTTGCCATTTAGCTCCTTCAATAAAATCTATTTGAGGTGATGAATCTTCTGCATAATCAAATTGTTTAGCATAATTTATAGCGGCTTCTTCAAGTGTTTCTTTATCTTTCATATTATTTCTTTTTAAATTGTTCAACTTGTTGAATAATCAAAGTAATACTATCTCCCACTTTATAATCGTTTTCGTTAGCAAATGGTATATCAACTTCAAAAGTATGTTTATTGTCTTGCACATACAATTTAGGCAATTTTGATGCTCTACCTCTATGCCCTTCTTCTATTGCAGAAACTTTACCTTTTATTATTTTTGTATTAATAACTTTGTAACCATTATTACAACCAAATAATCCCAATAAGCAAATTAATAGTACATTTTTCATAATTTTATTTCTTTTTAAATTGTTCAAACCATTGTTCAAATGTATCTCCATGACCAGTTTCAATAATTGAAAACATACCATGTTCATAAGTTTTTTTCATATCTTCCTCACTATACATTCTTTTCTCTTGCCATTTAGCGCCATATTGAAAACACCTATTAGCTAAATGATTTGGATTAGTAAGTTGTGAAAAATCATGAGATAATACAAATTCTTTAGCCGCTTCTTCTAATTCTGTTTTCATATCGATAATATCATTAATTAGAATACAAAGATACTATTTTTTTCCGAAACAACAAAACTTTATAAAAAAATAATGTTAAAAGTTGACATTAGACGCACTTTTCCTATACTTACGATATATTTATATTATATGGCAATCAAAGGAAAACCTTACAAAGACGAAAAAGATAAAAAAGTTAAATACGGAATCAGTATTGACAGACATCTATTTGAACGAATGAAAAAAGAAGAAGTCAGCGTTTCCAAGTTTATACAGAATCTAGTGAAAGAGTATTATGAGAAAGTATCAAGTAAATGAAAAGTTTTTTGACGAACTAAATGAAAAATCAGCATATTGGTTAGGATTTTTATATGCAGATGGGTGTGTTAGATTTAAACATGGTAGAAGCGGTGAGTTGAAGTTGAAATTGAATAGTAAAGATAAATCACATATAGAGTTGTTTTTAAAAGATATTGAAAGTAATTCACCTATTAAATGTGATGATGGTGGTAAAAGTGAGTGTTGTTTTACTTATATTAATTCAAATTATCTTGTCAGTAGATTGTATGAGTTAGGTTGTGTACAAAATAAAACACAAAAAATTCGATTACCAAAAATAGAATCAAATTTGATATCACATTTTATTAGAGGGTATTTTGATGGTGATGGATGTATCTATAAAAACAAAAATAGACCAAATTCCTTTGTTGTTAGTATTTGTTCAAATAATAATTTTATAAATGATTTAAATGAATTTTTTTCAAAAGGTAAAATTTTAAAATATGAAAAGTATTCCGTTTGGAGTTTACATAAAATTGATGACATAAAACTATTTAAAGAATTTTTGTATAAAGAAAGTGAAACATTTATGAAGAGAAAATTTGATAAATTTAATGAAATTGATTATAATTTTAAACGAGATTACAGTTTAACTAAAAACAAATTTAAATACAAATTGACTAACCCAGATGGTATGACTATAATTGTTGAAAATTTACGAAAGTTTTGTGATGAAAACGGATTAGTTTATTCAACTATGTCTAATTTGTCAAGAAATGTTGGTAGAACAAATAAAGGTTGGAAGTGTGAATTATATAATAAACTTTAAAAAAAAAATAGATGGCAATTTCATATATTGGGGGTAAGTCGAGAATTAGTTCGTTCATTACCCCATTTATCCCTACTGACATTGATACATACATAGAAATTTTCTCAGGCATGTACTGGGTATTTTTAAAAATGGATTTAGATAAATACCCGAATTTGAAAACAGTTGTTTACAATGACTACAATTCATTAAATGCTAATTTATTTAAATGTATTAAAAACTATGATAAATTATGGGATGAATTATCAAAATACCCTTGTCAACAACTTGGGGTTGAAAATACTCCTCCTGAATATGAGGAAATGTTCAATAAATTTCAAAAAGAAGTGTTTGACCCCAATTATATCATTGGTGATGAACCTAATTTTGATGCAGCTTGCAAATATGTTTATGTTCTGACTCAAATATTTTCAGGCTCAAAACCTGAGACCTCAAAATATACTGACTATAAAGGTAAATATAGATGTAAAGTTTTGATTTTCATGGATAAATTGAAAAATCCTGAATACAGAAAACATTTTGATAAAATAACTTTTATTGAGAATATGGATTTTGAGGAGGTTATTAAAAAATACGATTCACCAACTACATATATTTATGCCGACCCGCCCTATTTCTCAAAAGAAACATATTATTCCAACCATGATTTTGATAGAAATGACCATGAAAGATTGGCAAATGTATTAAAGAATATCCAAGGTAATTTTTCACTATCATATTATGACTTCCCATTACTACATCAATGGTATCCTACACATCAATATAAATGGAAGAAAAAATTATTTGCAAAAGCTGCGGCAGCAAAGAAAGGTGTAACACAAAATATGGGTGAAGAATTATTAATTATGAACTACACGTTAAACGAAGAAAAATCTGCGGTAAAGATTCCCCAACTTAAACGTGGTGAACAACTTTCATTGTTCAATTAATTTTTGTATATTTGCATCTTTCGCAATATTTATAAAGAAAAATAGTAGAAATGAAGATTACATCGTTATTATCTAATTTGATTGTTGAACAATCTAGATTCCAAGTATTATACGACAAGATGGTTAAACCTCAGGGAACACCTGAACCTGGTGAAAGAAAGCCTAAAGGTTTAATGGATTTTGAAACATTAAAAGCAATAATTCTTGCTGACCCTACGACAAGAGTTCCTGAAGGAAAGGACATTGACACATTAACTCTTAAAGATATGGAGTCAGTTAAGGTTGGTAGTTACACACAATGGTTATTAAAGAATTTTATTAAACCTAATGTGGAAGTGAGTGGTGGTGTTACTGACCCCAATTCTCCGGCGGTTAAATCGGCAATTAAAGAGTATCAGAGATTATTTTTGGAGGATTTGTATAAGGTTACGGATGATTTAAGAAAGTTTGAGAGAGCGAAGCCATATCTTCCACAGAATCAGAGGGACATTAATAAATTTACAATTAATTCTTTATTTGAAACTTTGAAAGATTTTCAGATACCTGAAAAGAAGAAGGCGGATATTGAGAAGAAGGAAGCTAAGAAATCAAGAGAGGGTTTTAATCACGCTGGTGGTGAGATTATTTTTGAGGGTAGTGATTGGACGGTTATTCGTATTTCTGACCAAGGTGCGATTGGTAAGGATGCTGCGATATATTATGGAGGTTTCCATGAACATGACAAGGGAGAATCAAGATGGTGTACATCATCACCTGGTTTAACATATTTTAATGGATACATTAAAGATGGACCTTTGTATGTTATCTTCCCAAATGATGATAAGGGACAAGTTGGTCAGAAGACTGGTTTGCCTAAGGAGAGATATCAATTCCATTTTCCATCTAATCAATATATGGATAGAGATGACAGACAGATTAATTTGGTTGACACATTAAACGGAAAGATGTCTGAATTGAAGGAGATATTCAAACCTGAGTTTGCCAAGGGATTGGTTACGAAGGGTGGAGATAAGGTTGAAATCAACTATCCTGATAGTTCAGCTGGTAAGTTCGTTGCATTATATGGTTTTGATGATTTATTTGAATCATTACCTGACAATATCCAACATTTGTTGATTAATAACAAATCAAAAGAAGATATTGCTCTTGTTGTACCAGAATCTATTGGTAGATTTAAGAGTCTTCAAGCTTTATTGTTACAGAATATTGTAAAATCAATTCCTGATAATGTTGGTGAATTGAAGAATTTGAATTTCATTGCATTACCTGACAATAAAGAATTGGTTGATATCCCTGAAAGTATTGCTGACTTGCCTAATTTGGCTTTCGTTAACTTGAAAGGTTCTCCAAAGGTTAAGATTCCGGCAAAATTGAAGGAGAAGTTATCCGATGAGGGCTCAGGATTTTACTATGTGAGTTAATTTTATTATTATTTAATCATAAAATACATTTTTATGAAAAACATTGACGTTGATATCTATATGACACAACTTAAAGGGTTTTTCGAAAAAAACCCCAATAGTTTGGTTGAACTTATTGGTAATATGAATCGTGATGATTTCTTCAATAAGGTTGAGGAACAATGTTATAACAATGCTAATTATGGTAATGAGATATCTCTTACACAGAAACAGCTCATTGATATTGTTGTCACAATGAATAATCCAGATGTTAAAAATGTTAAAGAAAAGGTATCTGGTATATTTCAGAAAACAAGATTTGGATTAATTTCTTTAAATTAATTTTGTAATTATAAATATATTATTCTCCCATTTTTAAGATATCTATATACTGTAGTGTGAGATAGATTTTCACCCTTCATACATTCTATTATTGAATCATAGATATTATTGGTGTTAAGACACTGTACTTTTTTAGCATTCGGACTTTTACCTCCTTTGTTATCTCTATTTAATGCTGATTGTCTTATTTTTTCAACAACTTCAGGGTTTTTAGTTGGATTGTTCATTATGTTTCTCAATTTTAAATCCTCACGTGGTTTACCTTTTCTCGGATGTTGTTCTTTGTTTTCTTTCCAGTATTTTTTTAAATTTTCACTCGATTTATTACTGGTTATTGGATTAAACATAGGGTTATTTTTTTTCATTCTTTCACTTGTTTTTTTTCTGTTATGTTCTTGTTTCATAGGATTTCTTTCACTTGACATTCTTTCTTTTTGTTTTAAAAGTGATAATTTAGAAGGTCTTAAACCATAAGAACCTTCACCACCATCAGTAAAATTAACCAAACTACCCTCATTTAAATCAAGTCTACCATATTTTTTTATGGTTTCTTTTTCTAAAATTATTGACTCCTCCCAAGATAAAAAATCCTTAATAATTTCAACCGACCAAAAAATTTTAGAAGTTATTCTCATCCAAATTTTGTTGTGTTTATGTTTACAATAAGCTCGTCTATAGGTATTAGTATCACAATTACCACTAACTTTTTTTGATACGGTTCCTCTACCAACATAAAATACTTCATTGTTGTCCAATCTTCTATGTATATATACAAAACACCTCATACATATAAATATATGGGATTGGTATAAACATCCCGTATAATCTAATTTTTTTTAAAAAGTTTGATAATAACAAAGTTTTTTTATACTTTTGTATTTGTTAATCATTAATAAACCTTTTTTTAATTATGGAAGATTTGTATAAGTTTGTTGAAAATCGATATATTGTTTGGGAGTATGCGGATTCATGTCCATTTATTCCTGTCCAATCAAAGGAAGTTTGCGAAAATGAGGGACCAGTTCCTGTTATAGAGGTTAGAGTAAAACCAACTGAAAGGTGGGACTTGAAGGATGATGGTATGTATCATGGGGAGGAGTGTTATGTAAAAAACTATGGTAATTTATTGGCAACTGTCAATCATAGTAGAATAACTATTGTTGTGGGTAGAAAAGATGATAAAGTTAGTATTAAGATTTTTCAATATATAAGAATTAGAAATAGAGGTCGGAGATTTTTTAAAGTAACTACCAAAGTAGATTATGTTAGTTACAATTTAAAAACTCATTCTTTGTATTCTGGTCATATATCGAATTACCATAAGAAAAGGAAATTTTCAAAAGCAGTAAGACAAAATTGTTATGAGTTGAACCCCCTAAATATGGTTTCCTCCTTGATAAGGAGTTTATTGACAACATCATTTCATAGTGAACCTGAAAAGATTGCTGAGAGAACTGAAGTTGTTGATAACGTATTTAAAGTTTTCTTTAAGAACATACCAGGTTCTGAGAAATATAAAAATCTTGATAATACCCAATGTTTGTATGCTGTTAGTTGTGAGAATAGGGGTATAAAACTTCCAAATAATTGGAATGTGTTTTCTTATGTACATCCTCAACCTAAAATGAAAGATTTGAGAAAGCATCAGATGAAATATATGGATGCTTTAATGACCATTTTTAAACTGAAGGGGGATAAGATAAAGAAAGTATTGCATAGTTTGGATACGTTTAATCATTTGGTGTTATATCGTTGGTGTGAAAAGTTTTTTGGTGAGAGTTTTATGTTGGGACAATCTGATGAATTTTTAAAAAAGGTTTTTCAATCCAATCATGGTGTAAATTACAACTTTGATTTTTCAAAGTTTTCAAAATCGGAAAAGAAAAACGTATTTTGTATTTTCCAACAAATGTTGGATGGTCATATTAATGCGAATACATTCTTTGACCATTTAAGTATGAAGTCTAAAATATCGATATTTGAAGATATTAAATGGAAATCAAAAAATTATCTTCAATTCAGAGATGAACATATGGAATTTACTGAACGTTTGGATTTCTATACCAAAGGTGAATATAAAAGGACTTATCCTAAAAAATTTGTTGAAAAAATTCAAGAAAACATTTTGGGTGAGTATTATCCTGTTCTGTTGACTGATTCATTGAGTTATAATTTGGAATCATTTAACCAATCAAATTGTGTTAAGGGTTATGTTAATAAAGAGAGTTCCCTAATAATTTCATTGAGAAAGGGTGATTCTGAATCAAAAGAACGGGCGACTATTGAATATAATATTTCTAAGTATTATCATTCTGTGGTTATTAAAAGGGTTCAAACTTTGGGTAGATTCAACTATCCTTTGACTTCAGATTGGAATGAGGTGGTTCAACTATTGGATGAAAGGGTTAATGACTTGGTTAATGATGGGGTTTTTGATGGTATCTATGAATGTGAGTATAAGGTTGGATATACCACTGCAAAAACAAAAACAATATTTGAAGACTGTAAATGGATGCAACCTCATGAAAAAATATTAAAGTGGGAAAATTCTGACTTTGGTAAAATATCTGTTAATTTTAGGGTTGGAAATATTCTTGTACCAGAAATAGAACCAATGGAAATAATTCCAATTGAATTTTAAAAACTAATTATGGCAAAAATACCAAAACATTGTATTAAAAAATTTAAGGAACATTATACTTCTTATCCGAGTATATTATCTATACCTGATTTGAATATAAATGATGATATAAATAAGTTCTTTTCAAAAAGTAGAATTGTATGGAGAGAGGAACATATTGATTCGGATGGTGTTATTAACACAACACATAAATTGATTGATTATGATTCATCTGGTGTAATGATTTTTATTTCTAAATCTCCAACTATTTATAATACTGGAAATGTTTATATATTAACAACTGAGGCACGAATGGACGTTGCAAAATTAACTATATCAAGATTAAATAAAATAAAAAATGGAAATAACAGCGGAACAACTAAGAGAGAAAATTAAAAATGGTGATAAAATTATTGTGGATTTCTACACGTCTTGGTGTGGACCCTGTAAAATGATGAAACCAATATTTGAAAAGGTTGCATCAGAAATTAATGAACAGGAAACTGGTGTCAAATTATATACCTTTAATGCTGAAAGTGATTCTAGTTTATCAGTAGAATTGGGAATCAGGTCTGTACCTACAATTAAATCATTTAATGGTGGTAGTGAAGTATATAGTAGGTCAGGTATTCATGGTGAATCACAAATAAAAGATTTGTCAAAACAACTTTTAAATGGATAAATTATTAGTTGTTTTCACAATGAAAGGATGTCCTTATTGTGAAATGATGAAGGAAAAGTTGGTTAATGAGAATATCGAATTTTTCGAGAGAGACATTGACGAACATAAAGAAGAATATAATATTTTTGTTGAGGTTACCAAGAATGATTATGTTCCGTCCTTTATGATAATTGAGAATCCTAGTGGTAAACATGTATCACATTTATATGCACCTGAACGAGACTATAATGAAATAGATGAAGGCGTTCAAATAATTCGAGAACATTTTAAATAAAAAAACCTCCTTTTAGGAGGTTTTTTGTTATATGATAATCATATCATTTATTTTGTCTCGAACCAACCAAGGTTTTTTACCAAAAGGTTCTGATAATTCAAGGGATATATCGTAATTTGAAAGATATTCTTTTTCAAATTTGTTAAAATTAAAATCAAACACATCTAAAACCAAAGATTCAATCACCTTATTATCATACATTGAGTCGCAATTTATATTCAGTACAACTTCTTCATTATCTTCTCTTTCAGTTATTAAATCTATCTTAATGTGAATTTCATCTGTATTCAAAATATTAAAAAGATGGTATGCGACATATTCACAATAGAATAATTCGGTAATACCTAAACTTTTGGAATGACCGTATGGAAACGATGAACTCACAGACAAATTTTGATTTTGGATAAAGTAATCATCATTAATTGGGTTATTTTTATTTGAATTTATAATTAATCGATTATTGTATGAAATTGAATCTAAAAATCCTGAGAATTGATAACTACTTTGAGCAAAGTCAATTACTTTTGGATGGTAAATAGGTCTTGATGAATCATAAAACACAAAATGGTGTATACCATATTTACCAACACCATCATAATAATTAATGATGTCAATAATATTAAAGTTCTTTATTTTATTCCATTCCAAATAATCTTTGTTTTCCTTAAAAAAACTTTCTTTAATTTCGGTTAAATTTGCAATAACCTTACAAGTTGTCTCACCTTCAACAACGACAAAATTTTTAAAATCTGTGACCTTTATGTGTGTTCTGTACTGATTATTTGGGTCTATCTTATTTGAAATGTAAGTAGCAAACTTACTTACAAACCCAGTTTCTGAATTTTCTAAAATATAATCTATTTTCATTCAATGTTTTTTTTTCAATTAATAAACAAAATTTTTAATACTATAAATAGAAAAAGGGAGACTAGCTCCCTTTAATTTTGTTATTTGTGAAAAATAATTATTTTCTTTTATAATAACGTTCAACAATCTTTTTAATTGAATCTTGAATTGCTGGATTTCCCTTTGGTGGTGAGGTTTGATTTGTACTTGTTTGAGGTACTTGATTTACCGCAGGTTTTGATTGTGCTCCGTTATTTTTGTTTTTACATCCACAGCTCATAATAAATTATTTTTTAAGTGGTTTATTTTTTGTATCTTTGTGTAATAATAAATATCATCAAGAAATGAATTATGTAAAGTTTTTTTTTAAAATAGTTAAGAAATCGTATATTTATGAATATGAGTAGAAAAATACAGATTACCGAGAAAAAACTAATCAATTTTTTAAATAGATTGGTAGAACAGGAAGACGATTCTTATTATAAAATATCTCCACAAGAATATCTTGAATTACTTAAATTGTCAGGATATCATGGAAAAGGTATTACTAAACTACCAATGTTTGGAGGTAAACCACTATGGATAACTGGTAATTTAGACGTTTCAGGTCTACCTGTTGATGACTTAGGTAATGTTGGATATATTGATGGTAGATTGGATATTGGTAATACTAATGTTGGTGATGTATCTCAAATACAAGTTAAAGGATATATATCTGACTATGGTTCTAAAAGGGATAAATTAAGAAAAGCGGCGGAATTAAGACAAAAAAGAGCAGAAGCTGCGGAAAGACGTGAGGAGAATGAATGGGACCCGGAAAATACTGATGACGTTGGTATAAAAGCAAATGCGCTATTTGAGTGGTTAGTTGGTCAAAATGAATCATCTGAAATTTCTGATGAGGAAAAAGAAGAGTTGAAAAACTTGGAAGTTGAATTAGAACAATTAAAAGAACGATACGATTCCGATGAACTTGAATCTGATGAAGTAAGTGAACTATATGATAAAATAACTGAAATTGAGGAAAGGATTGAAGAATTAACCGGTGAAAATGTAGATGTTTATGATTTAGTTGAGAAAGGTAATCATTATGGATTGACTACTTTTGAAGTTTTAAGTTTAGGTGATAGGGAATATACTGTTGGTACAGAATCAGAAATGGATGAAGCAGGTAAAGAATATACCGAGTCATATATTGATGATGTTGGAATTGAAGGATTTAATCGTAGTTTTATTGTAGATTATATTGATGAAGATGAATTAAGGGAATATATTCATGATTTTTATTATGATGATGTTAGTCAAAATCCTGATGTATATTTTGACGAAGATGATTTTGAATTGACTGAGGAGCAAGAAAAAAGAAAAGAAGAATTGGAGAATTATATTTCCGAAATGGAAGATATGAAATCTAATTTGGAAGATGAACAAAAAGAAATTGAGGATAGTGATAGTGATGAATATTTATCAATTCAGGAAAAATTAGATGAAATCGATGAGAATATAAACACCGCTCAAGAAGAGTTGGATTCAATAGAACCTGATACAGAACCAACAGATGACATGATTGAGGATAAAGTTGAAGATTATGTTAATGATAGAATGAGAGACCCTCTTGCGTTCATTGAAGAATTTGGTTTAAAAATTGATAATTTTATCGATAAAGATGAATTGGCTCAAGGATTATTAGATACTGATGGATATGGTGTTATGAATAGTTATGATGGTGAATATGACACGATAGAGTTCAATGATGAGACTTATTATATTATGCGAGTTAATTAAATTCTATTCATTTACTCAAAAAGTTTTCATATTATTATTTATAGTGAATGGAAACTAAAATTAAAAAAAATAAGGTAAAATTTGTTATGGATACCGATTGGGTATTCAAAGGTGTGTTAGATTCTGAAGAGAAAAGATATATTTTATTAAATTACTTTCAAAAACTAAATAAGAATTTGGAAGAAATTAAGATATACCCAATGTTTACAGAGTTATCTCTTCATTTGGGTAATATGCAAACTTTATTAACTAGGAATCAAATTTTATATACTGATAAAAAATTCACATCAAATGATGAGGAATTAATGTTGACAGATTTAAAAGTTAAGGATGTTCCTGAAATGACAGATAAAGAATATGAGGAATATCAAAAAATTTTAAAATATAGTCAACCAAAATTATTTGATTATTTCAATATAACAAAATCACTTTGGATGGTGGTTTATGAGAATATTAATGTTAATGTTAAGAAAAATAAAAATAATTTATCAAGCAAAGGTGGATTCTTTTATTATGAATCAAGTGGTCAGGTTAGAATTTGGAGATATACCACAAGAAAAGTTATTAAATTGAAGAACCAATACAAGACCAAGATTGATTTAATTTACGAGGGTGGGAAAAATGATTTGACAATATTAGAAATTATAAGTAAATTTTCATCAACATTTGAAACAAAAAACGAAAAAAAATATCCTGTTTTTGAAGTTACGTGTAAAGATATATTTCCGTTGAATGAAACATTAATACCAATCTTCAAAAGAAAAGTTTTGGTGTATATTGCTCAAAGTGTTAAAAGTTTAAAATCATACGAAGAAAATGGGATTCAATAAAAGATATGTTAGTGTTGAAACATTGTCACATATAATTGAAAATGAAAATGATTTAATAAGATATTTTAAAAATGCTGACGCATTAATTTTTATAGATGATATATCTCGAGAGGTATATGACTTAGTGATGGAGAAAAAATCTTACAAACACTTAATAAAAAAAATAAAAACAAAATGAATGATAAACTTTTGAATAAATTAATAACGCCCGTTCATATTAGTTACATTTCACAACATATCTTCAAAAAAGATTTGAAGGAAACCAAAGAGATTATTGATAAATTAATAAACGATAATATAGTAGAAGAAAGTCAATACGCTAAAGAATATTATATTTTAAAAAGTAAAAACAAATGAGTAAAATTTTAGAATTTCCAATTGTAGAACCATTAAAATCAAACAGGTGGTTGATTAAATTACAAGGTATGGATATACATCCTTATCTATTCAGAAAATATAAAATGTTTAATGAGGGTGAAGATATTATATTAACAACTGAGTTTATGGAAACGGTTGTTCATTCTTATAACCCAAAAGATATTTTCAATATTGATAAAGTTACGATTGAATATCTTAGTCCTGTGGGTGATGTCGTTAATGGTTTATCATTTACACCAAAAGGAATTAATTTTGAAAGAAAACATTCTTATTCTGACGATAACTTGATGATTACAAAATTAAGATTTATTATTGATGCAAATACATTAACACTTTTATTTAAAACTGAAGAAAATGGAGAATAAAGAACATGTAAATCATCCTAGTCATTATCAATTTGGAAAAAATAATGAGTACGAAGCAATTAAAGTAATAGATGCTTGGGGTTTGGGATTTAGTTTAGGAAATACCATTAAATATATCTCAAGGGCTGGTAGAAAAGACAAAACTAAAGAAATTGAAGATTTAAAGAAAGCTATGTTTTATTTAGAACATCATATTAAAACATTGGAAAGTAAATGAATGCACCAGTAAGGTATTACGGAAGTAAAGGAGGTTTCTACAATAAGATTATTGAATTTTTTCCTACTGATGGTTATGATACATATATTGAACCTTTTGCGGGTACATTCATAGTAGGTTTAAAAAAACCAATCACAAAAATTGAAGTGTACAATGATATGGAGAAGAATATATATTCTCTATATAAAGTAATATCGGATAAAGAATTGTTCCAACAATTTAAAGAAAAGTGTGATTTGGTTTTTTATTCTGAAGATATCAGGAAAGAATTTAAAGAAGAACTTAAAAAAGAATTATCCATAGTTGATAGAGCATTTTATTTCTTTTATGTGAATAGGACATCTCATAATGGAATTGGGGGATTCTCAATGAATACTCATGTAAGAAGAGGGATGAGTAAAGCGGTTTCAGATTTTCTATCGGCAATAGACAGACTACCTGAATTACATGACAGATTATCAAAAGTTATTGTTACAAATACTGATGGTATTAAGTTAATTGAAAAATATAATAATCCAAATACATTACTATAT